GGGACGTTCGACGAAAGCGGTAGCGACCGCGAGCAAAGAAACCGCGATAGAGGCGTTTACGAAGCTAACATCCTCCAAAGATCAGATGTTCACAACGCCGAAACCATCTGGCATAGCATTCGTGATCGTTGGGGCGAAGCCCTGAATGTGCCGGCGCCTCTCACACCGGCTGAGCTGAAGGAAGAGCAGGCTTACCATAAGCTTTTGAATGAGCAGCAAGCGGCAAAAGAGAAGAAAATTTCCGGTGGTGTTACGCATCCTGAAAATCTCGACGAGCCTTTGACGGCTGAAGAGCTGGCAGCGGTGGCTGGACTACCCGGCGCTCCCGCATCGCAGGCGTTGGTCTACTACGGCAAGCGCGACGCTGAGAGCGGAAAGACGCAGGGGCATGATGCGGAAGGCGAGTTCGAAAGTGGCAGCGGGGCCGGGCCCAGTACTTCGGATAAGGTGGCAGCGGGTCATCCGAATGCTACTAAGGGGAAGACCCCCGGAAAAACCAAAGCCGAAAAATCGGCGAAGACCAAAGTTGTTGCTCCCGTAGAGGCGTTGGATTTGCCGAACGCTACGCCTGCAAAGTATTTGAAGTTGACGGCTGCAACGATCAAGTCAGAGGCTACCTACAAGGCTGAGAAGGGCGTAAAGCGCCCATCGGTGCCGGAGGTCGCGCGCGACGTCAATCTCCGCGCCCAGCTGCTCTTGAGGTCAATGGGTATCACATCGGGCAAGATCGAAGGTCCTAATCCGACGACGGATGCCATCATCCGCGATGTGTTTGTTAAGGAGATCAAAGACGATTTGACGAACGGCCATTCAGACGCGCTTTGGTACAGCACGACGATGAAAGAGGCGATGCGTATCGCGACTCTTATTCATCCAGAAATTGCCGACAATCCTCATTTGAGGTTCGCCTTCATTGCTTCGCTTGCGGTAACCAGTCAGGGAGAGCGCGTCAACAACAACGCTACTTTGACCGAGAAGGCGTATGAAGCATTCGAGAAACAGTTTCTTGTTGATCCGAAGACGGCACGTTTTCCTACTGATCTGCCGGCGGGCAATCAGAAGTTGGTCAACGGCAACTTCAAAAAGCTGAATGCTCTGCTCGACGCGCACGGTGGCGATGTGCATGCGGTTACGGAGTTCTTGAACAGTCGCACGACGGTGAAGGCGCTAGAGGCCACAGGGTATAAAATATCCAACACTGCGAAGGGTGCGTCGGTGTACGGCTCTTCAATCCTCGGACCAAAAATTGGTGAGGGCTTCTATCAAAACGTTCAGGGCAACTTTGCTCCGTTGACGGTGGACATGTGGTTCATGCGGACGTGGGGGCGCATCACTGGTACCGGCATTGGATTGGTCAGCCCGGAGCTGGAAAAGGCCCAGACCGAGCGCATGGAAAAGGCTTTGATTGCCGAAGGTAAGCCCGTGCCAAAGACCAAAAAGGATTTGTTGGACAAGGCTCGTGAGTTGAAGCGTGGTGTTGATCGTCGCTTCTCGGTGGCCGGCAAGGCGCGCGGTGATCTGCAAGACAAGAACGAGCTAGAGGCCGCTGCTCAGCGTTATGTTGAAGCACACGACAACGGCATGGTTGACATGCCTACCGCAGGCAAGCGCGAATGGATCATCAAGGTGTTGACGACGGTGATCGAGAAGTTGAAAGATGAAGGCATTCAGATGACGCCGGCATCCGCGCAGGCCACGATCTGGAACCCCGAAAAGGTGATGTATGCGAGACTTGGAGCAGTCGTTCCTCCCGAAGCGGATTATGCAGCGGCACTCAAAGCCGTCGCAGTCGCAAAAGGAATTGCAGTCTGAACCAATGACGCTGTGCTACGCGCCTTGGGCAGACGATCCTGATCCACCGGACTACATGACGGATGACGAGATCACTCCGATGGCGCAGAATATTGCTGCTACGTCGTGGTAAAGCGAGAGAAGACAAAGCGCTTCTCGCGGCGCGAGTTTCAAATGACGATGCGCGGCTCGACGATCACAGTGATGGTCACGCCGCAGAAAAGGATACGTGATGGAAATGGGAAGCCTAAAGGGTTGGCACCCCGGCATGATCGAGACGCGCCTAGCCGACCTAAGCGCTAGCTCGTACGATGCCAAGGCGCGGACGGTCGATACCGTCATCAGTCGTGGCGTGCCCGTGAAGCGCTTCTACGGAACGGAGACGCTTCGCATTCACCCGAAGTCGGTGATCACTGAGCGTCTTGATAGCCCGGGTATTCCCGTGCTTGATGCGCATCAGCAAACATCAATTAGCAACGTCCTCGGGCGCGTCTCCAAAGTTTGGTTTCGCGGTGGCGCCTTCTGGGGCACGCTGTCGTTTGCCGACACTCCAAACGGTCGCATGGCCGAGGGCATGGTTGCTCGTCGCGAGATTGGCGGCGTTAGCGCCGGCTATCGCGTCGAGGAGTGGGAGATCACGAACGCCGACGGCGACGTTGTTGATCCCGACAACGAACGCATGCGTATGGACGAGGACTACAAGTTCGAAGCCGTGCGTTGGGAAATTCTGGAATGCAGTTTGGCTCCCGTGCCGGCTGACGCGACTGCTTCCATCCGTTCTTTGGGCGAGGTTGCGTGGCCTGCCGAGAGTGTTCTAAGCGGTCGTTTGATTGAAGCCGCTCGGATGCGGATGCTTGCTCGTAGTCGAATGAGCCTGCGAGAGCGTTTTTCAATTGAGACACTGAACTCGAACTGACAATAAGAAATTCTACGGCGGCAAAGCCGCTGTTGGAGGAGCTACAACTGCGCAAAGGTGCGCTTCATCGGTCATAGGAGATTTTGAGATGACCATCAAGGAACTGAAGGCTAAACTGTTGCAGCTCCGATCTGCTGCAAAAGCGAAGGAAGTCGTGCCGCAAGACGCGACGACTGAGCAAGTCCGAGCGATTGAGACTGAGCATACCGCCCTGTTGGCGGAAATTGCATCGGTCGAGGTCGAACTCCGCGCTGCGGAGAAGGACAAGTCCGACAAGCCCGACAAGGCAAAGCGATCCAAGAAGGACAAGACGGACGACGATGACGATGACGATGACGACGATGATGATGATGATGACGACGAGCGCGGTGACGAGGAAGGCGACGAGAAGGGCAAGCGTAGTACGCCTGTTCTGAAGCGCTCTCAGATCATCGAGCTGACCATGATTGACAGTCAGGCGCGCGGCCTGGAAGTCGAGATGGACGTTGCCGACTACATCAAGCGCAACGTCACCCCGGACCAGATGCGCAAAGAGTTGTTTGCGAAGATGGCCGCGAAGTCCCGCAAGGGTCCTCAGGGCGGTGGCGCCAACGTCGAAGTCCTGAACGACGAGCGAACTGCGCGGAACGATGCGATGGAAGTTGCGTTGGTCACCCGCGTGCTGTCCGCCAACGGGCACAACGGCATGGAGTACAAGCCGAAGAACCCGGTTGAGGCTGCTCGCGTTGAGAAGCTTCGCGCTCCTGCCCGAGAGTACATGGGCATGGGTCTGGTTGACATTGCGGCCCAGTGTATCGATTACAAAGGGCGCAGTGGTAGCCGCTATCTGACGACGCATGACGCTGGTCAGATTTTCGAGCGTGCTTTCCAAAGCACGAGCGATTTTCCGAACATCTTTATGAACGTCCTCAACAAGGCGCTGCTTGCTCGCTACGAGCTGCACATGCCTACGTATCGTGAGCTGGCTGTCGAACGCCCGTTCAACGATTTCCGTCCTCACCCGCAAATCCGCGCGGGAGAGTTTCCGGCCCTTCAGCCCGTCAGTGAGACTGGCGAATTGAAGTACGGCGCCAGCCAGGACAGCGGCGAGTACATCTCGGTCAACCCGTACGGGGTCGTGTTCACGATTTCCCGTCAGATGTTGGTCAATGATGAACTTGGCGCCATCGACCAAATTCTTGGGTCGGCCGGCGACACGGTTCTCGTCTTCGAGAACACCACGTTCTTCAACATGTTGCTCAGCAACTCCGGTGTGGGCCCGAAGCTGAACCAAGATGGGTATTACGTGTTCGACGCGACCGCGACGGTTGGTCACGGCAACTACCTCGCGTCTGGCAGCGGCGCTGTGCCGTCTGTCTCGACGATCGGCACTGCTCGCCAAGCGCTGCGCAATATGAAGTCGCTCAGCGGCCTCTACTTGAACGTGCCCCCGAGGATCATCCTCACGGGTCCCGCGCAAGAAACGGTTGCTGATCAGATGGTGACGGCAATCACGCCCACGCTGACCACGAGCGTCAACCCGTTCTCGGGCCGCTTGCGCAGTGTATCGGACGCGAACATCCAGACCACTCAGTGGTACCTGTTCACTGATCCGGCGCGTGTGCCGTGTTTCATCTACGGCTTCTTGAATGGCGCCAACGGCCCGCGCGTGCGTACGTTCGAGCCTTTCGGTGTCCAAGGCGTCAAGATCAGCCTAGAGCACGATTTTGGGGTGGGCGCAATAGATTTCCGTGGCGTCTACCAGAACTACGGCGCGTAATCAATGAGTTAGACCGTTCTTACAAAAGATACAAAGACGTTAACTAAGTATCTCGAGGAGGACGATCTGATGACCAAGTATGAAAAATGGTACAACCAGATCATGGCCCGTTCAGTCGGGCGTGATCTGGTTGGCTACGTCGAGCGTCACCACGTCATTCCCAACAACCAGTGAGCCAAAAAATGTTCGCGTCCGCCCCGCCAATTGATTTGGTAAAGTTTACGGTCGGCTCACGCCGAAGAAAAATGCAGTTCGCTTTGTGGTCTATGACGCGCAAAGCAAACGGCACGAGAATTGTTTCTGGTTGGCAGTACGCTACGGCTAGGGCCGCAAAGATTGCGGCGACTGCGGGCGTTGCTCGTCCCGACGTGAGTGATAAGTTGCGGGGCAACAAGAACGGCTTGGGCTATAAGCACACGGCAGAGGCTAAGGTGGCTATTGGTTACGCTGCACGCAATCGTAGCTCCGAGACGCTCGCGATAATTTCTAAACAGGTTTCGGAGCGGGGTGTGTCTGACGTCACGCGCGCGAAGCTTCGTTTTGCCCAGTTGTTGCTGGGCGATATCCACAGTTTCGACCTGCGTGGGCAACAAGAACGCCCTCGGCCATCGGCATTCAGATGTGTCAAAAGAATTGATGCGCTTACGCCATGACCGGCAACCACGATCTGGTTCAGGCAGGCCCCGGCGTGTTGAAGTTTTACCGGTAAGAGCGACCCCGGTTCTAACAGCGTAAGGTCGCCGATAAATCCCAACGACCCAATACCGGGTCGGGGGTTACGTTTGAAAGGTTTACGACAATGCAAAATCAGTTACAGCAAGGGGATTAAAAAGTAGTCCCCTCTAAATCGGGTGAAACGGGGAAACTCTCTTAGGAGACAATCCCGTAGGAAGCTACAGCGGGCTTTGGTACTGTAGAACCTCTAACGACTAGGTGGTGCGTCCCAACAATAATCCACCCACGAGCGCCCGACATCTAAAGACTTTAGATGATGATATAGTCTGAGCTGCATGGCGACATGCAGAAGCATCGGATAAAGAGCCGATGCGATAACAAAAACTGGCAATTTACGTTCCCGCCGCCTCCCAGCCGGGCGGTACGTCCGGCAACGGCATGGTCAGCGGCACGGTCTATCAGATCGGTCGACTGGTAGGTGTCGCAGGTTTCACGACCAAGACGACTACTGGTGGAGTTTCGACCATAGTGACGGGCGTGCTCTGGCTCGTGGGCGTCTTCAATCTTCCGAAGGCGACCGGCGAGACATGGGCCTTTGGTGATCTGGTTTATTGGTCCCCGACGAACCAGTATTGCACAAAGACCAACGCTTCGAGTGATGCGCTACTTGGCGTGTCGGTGTCGGTTGTTGGAACGGCTACGATCACGCCGGCTCCGGTGCGACTGAATGGCGCCTTTGTTGACTAACGAGGAACCTCCTGTTCCTTTTGGTACCGTCGGCCCGCCTGATTGGGCCGACGGCACTGTCTATTTGATCGGTGGCGGCAAGTCGCTCGCTGGCTTCGACTTCGAACGTCTTAGAGGGCGCGGTGTGGCGGTTGGGATCAACCAGTCGATGTTCGATGTGGAATTTGTTGATGTCGGAGTTACCATTGATCCTGTGTTTGTTGGTCACTTTCATAGCGATCTGGTACGTTTTGCCAGTAATCGCCCTCTGTTTGTTCTTCTGGGTAATGTTTGGTGGCAGCACAGTGTGGTTCTACCTAACGCCATATATTTGCGCAATGAGGATGTCAAGCGCGGCGGCACGTCGGGTTTTGCGGCGCTTCAAATTGCGCTGAAGAAGAATGCGAAGCACATAGTCCTGCTGGGCTTTGACTACATCCCAGGGCACTATCACAGCGCCTACCCATGGAAGCATCACGACAAGGGCAACGACGCGAGTTGGCCGCGATGGTCGAAAGATTTCACTGTTTCAGCAGATGCTGAAATCATCAATGCCAGTGAACGCAGTTTGATCACATGCTACCCAAAGGTGTCGCTTGAAACTATTGCTTAGGGGCATGCAGGGTTTAGGTGATTGCATTTACCAGCGCGCCGTGATGCGTCAGTTTCTCGCGCGCGGCTACGAGATATGGCTAGAAACTCCGTGGCCTGCGCTCTACCACGACATGCGTCTCGTCCATCCGATCAGGCCTCCTCATAGAGAGCTGCGCACACAGCTCAAGAACATTGAGAGCGAACCATTTTGGGCGCCGCTGCCTGCAAAGTTCGACGACGTGAAGCAGATCAACTATTTTTTGCACCGCGATCTCGCGCGCGATCGACGCTACGCCTCGGTACCTGATGCGATGCTTGGTAAGGCGGGTTGCTCGACCCCTGGTGATTGGACGATGACGGTGCCGACCGCGTGGCAGGTCCGTGCGCGCCTTGTGGTTGGCTTTCCATCGAAGCCTTTGTTGGTTATCAAGCCGCTGACGTTTAGAGCGGAGTGGCACGCGGTCGCACAGAGAAACCCGGATCGCGCCGCGTACGCCGAATTGTTTGAGGCGGTGCGAGAAGAGTTTTTTGTAGTCAGCGTTGCGGACGTTGACGAGGATCACGAGCCGTTAGTGGCGCCGCCGTTAAAGGCGGACCTAGAGTTTAACCGTGGCCAGTTGGACTACCGCGTGTTGTGCGGCTTGTTCAGCATCGCCGATCTAGTGTTCTCCGCTCCCGGCTTTCCTATTGCCATGGCGCAGGCTGTGCGCACGCCCGGCATTTTCATTTTCGGCGCGTTCGAGAGTTCAGCGATGCATCGTCCTACGGCGACCTTTGCACCATTTCTTGGAATTGATCCTATCGTGCCGTGCAATTGTTTCAAGCCGTGCCGTTGTAGCAAGGCCATCGATGTGCCGGCGGCGAAGGAGAGGATAGAGCAATGGCTGTTGACTTCGATAGCCTAGTCCTAGCGCCGAATATGTTGACCTTCGCCGTGCCGGTGACGGTGACGCCGACGGTGTCGCAGCCCTTGGCTGCGCCGTATCCTGCGGTAGGTATCTTTGCGATGCAAGACATCGATGTGATGATGTCGGATGGGACGCGCATCACGTCGTCAACCATCACGCTGGGCATTCAGCTGTCGCAGTTCTCTGTTATTCCAGCTGGCCAGGACACGGTGACGCTAATGCAGAACGTCGGATCGGTTGTGGCCGGGATCTATTTGATTGATGCGGTTCGCCCGGACGGCCAGGGTGGCGCCAAACTCATTCTTAAAGCAACCGTTCCGTTGTTGTCGATTGCGCAGCAGGCTCCGTTC